CGACATCACCCGAGCAAGAAGCTTAAACTCCTGCTTCATGCTGTAGTGCAGGCGCTTATGCACCGCACTCATGACCCGTGAACCCTGCTCCAATAACGCTACCGTCGTACCAACAGCCGCCTGCTGGTTGCCGTCGCCCACCTTCATGTCAGTGATCGTGGCAAACCGACGGCCCGCCTCAACCACAAAGCCCAAAAGCTGGAACAACGTGCCGTCAGGACCCTTGAAAGGCAACGGCATCAAAGAATCACGGATCGCGCCACCCGGAGCGTCTACATCGCGGAACTCTCCCGGCTGAAGGGGTTCTTCGTCATCTCGTACCCTAAGTCCGCGAGCCTTGAAACCAGCAGGGAGATTAGAGAGAGTGCCAGCATCAATAAGCTGGCGAAGAGCCGCCGTAGCTGTTCGGGACAGGCCGCCAATAGTGTGGATAAGCCCGAGGCCATAAAATCCGAATCCCGGAAGGAACTTATAATGGACGAAATACTGAATCTTTCGTCGTCTTTCATCCTCCTCGCGATAATTTCGTCTAATGGCAAGTACTTGTCCGCTATCCTCACTAATCGTAACAACGTAAGGAACTTTAATTCCTGTTGGTTCACCATCTTCCCCCATGTCTTCAAAGCCGGGCAGATCAAGATTGACGTGGCACTCCAACAACGTGCAGTCATAATCAATGTTGCTAGGCTCTACTCCATCCAACTTGTTCATCGTGTCCGTGACTTCATCGTCATTAGACTGAGATGGAATAACAGGAATGTCTCTATAGAACCCCATGACCTGACGAATACGCAGGTCATTCATTGACATCTTCACTACCTGCGTAATGTTTTCGCAGGAATCAAGATCACTAGCGCCATACGGCACCACAATGTCCTCTGCTGGGACAAACTTGCTTACCGCCCGGTCAATCGCCTCGTCATAGTAAACTTTCTTAAAAGTTGACCCCGCCAAAGGCAAATAAAACAACATCTGATCAAATTCAGGCGTGTACTCCTCCATCACGTTCGTGATGTAGTAGTTCATAAAATCCTTAACACGGTGCGCCTGCGCCTCACTGTCCTTGGTTTTCTCACCAACAACATGCGTCCTGACCGGACCCGCAGGAGGCAATAGCTCGTTAAATGCCTGCGCCTGAAACTGTGTGGCCGCTTCCGCCAACAACGGGTGCGTTACACCCGTCGCACCCCGAAACGGCATCGTGCGCTCCTCGTAACTATAACCAAGAAGCTCTAAACCCTTTGAATACGCGTCTTCCCACTCAGAACGAGAAGATTTATTAGCCTCAAAATCCCCTAAAAGCTCAGAAGAAAGCTGGCCCAACGCTCTATCGTCCAACTCCTCTGCCAAGTTGCCATAGAAATCACCGTCAGAACCACCAAGCATGGCCATCGGATCAAAGTCCACAGTGACGCCACCATCTTCGTCCTCCTCAATTTCTATGCCTTCCGGCAAGATTTCATTGACAGAACCGACAAAAGTGCCCGGTGCGGCTATCTCAATGTCCAATTCCATATCTTCTTCGGTAACTTCCGGCATCATCGCCGTACTGTCCATCAAAGAAGAAAGTTGTGATTTATCGTCACCATTAGCCATCAGGCTCTCCTAGTATACGGGGCATATGCGCCTACGCCGCGTCGGATATCATACCCTTGGAACATGTTCCGTGCTACAGGGGTCATGGAACCCACGCCGCCGCCCATCGCTTTTTGCTCGGGAACACGCACACCGCCAAAATCATCAATGATCTCAGAGGTGGGAGGAAATCTTTCGGCAAAACGAATTTGGTCAATCTCAGATTTTTCTAGCTCTTCTTGCAAACGTTGGCTAGGGGCTGGTCTGTTTCCAGTACTAGCCGTGTCTTCAACAATCCTAGCTTCTATTTCACCTGCCGTAGACGAATATTTTTTATCTGCCCGTTCTTGTGCCAATCTTGTTGCATAAGCTAAATTAAACGCTTCTTCTGCTTCTGCATTAAATCGGCGCATAAAAGGGCCAGCTAAATTAAAAAACGCTTCAGCACCCCCCGGAGCGTTTTCTATAAGATCAGAAACATCGCCAAACCCCTGTTTTTTAGCGTATTCCAAAAATTCTTTAGTGGTGGGTGCTGTGTTTTCTTTACCCAAAGACTTGTACAGGCTAAAAAGATTATTAGCGGCGCTCTCTACTTGTCGATCCACCATAACCTGTGGAATTTCCGCACCCCGTAACCCGGAAGTTATAGCCCTTACTTGCATTGCTGAAATTATATTTGGTCGAATTAAAGACTTAACCTTGTCTTTAAGATCACTAACTCTTTTGTTTGACGCCATAATTCGTTCTTTTAAATCATTGGGTATCGCGTCAGGAGAATCTCCAAAAGGAAACCCTTCTTGGTTTTGGACCCAATGTTGAACTTCATGCATCAGGGTTGGGAGAACGTCTTCTTTTTTACCCGCCCTGATGTATATCGTTTCTGTAACGGGATCAAACATTCCGTAACCTTTATGTGCTGGCAAGTTTTCTATCGGAATGTTTTTAGCTTCGGGGTATTCTTGAAATAATTCTGGAAAGTCTACAATTTCAGATAAAGTGAGCGGGCCTTTGTTTTCGGCACTGAATTTATGTGGTCCCATGTAGCCGGGATAAAATTTAGTTTCATCCACTACACCTCCTACCGGCACAACATCTCCAAAAAGTTCTTTTTCTCTTTGAATGTCGTTAACGTACCTACGGTACAAGTCGGGATACTTTATCGGATCTAGCTCATCTAATCGCTCTTGTAATGTTTGACGCCTTCTGATGCTTCTAACAGGCGTGTTTGCATTTGAAAAAGCACTGTTTTCTTTTAAAGATGCCTTGCTGGGGTCAATCTCAAACTGCGGGCGACCATGTATAGGAGAACGAAAAGCGTTTGTTTCTGCAAATATCTGTTCGGGCGTCTGGCCCGCCTGCTCGCGTTCCAACAGTTCGCGGATTTTTTTCATCCCACTAGCTGACGCGGCCCCCGCAAATATGGCCATTTTGCCAAGCCCCGGAACGAAATCCGCCGTATCCAAAGCGGCAAAGCCGTAATCAAGAACTGTAGGTTCTTGTCCGTAAGCTTTCTTTTCTAAGACAGTCGCAATGCCGCCACCGGGCAACATGAACTCTGCGGGGCTACCTTCGACACTGCGTTCTACGTCACGGAACATCATTGCCGCTTTAGCCATCAAAGGCGAATCAGGCGCTTTAATTACCCCATATTGCTCTTCCGGGGTCATAGTTTGCTCAACCGGACGTTCTTTTTCCGCAAATGTAAGCGTAGGCGCGGCCATTACCTAGCCATGGGCATGATGCCCTGTTGCATTACAGGGACCGTGGGCCGTGGTGCGAGTTTCGCAAGGTTACGACGAAGAGTCGCCTTTGACCGCTCGGGGTTCAAGAAAGACTCAATGCCTTCACCAGTAGTCCGCATGTTGGCCATGTCGCCACTGTAAACATCAACAATGCCGCCTTCGGCAAAGCCTACTTCGGACTTGTTTTGTCGGTCAAAACTCGGTCCATCTTCACGGGGCGTATCACGAACAGTGTAAGACGTGATCGTGCCGTCGGGGTTCATGATATATTGTTTGTCGCCAATGCGAAGACGCTGGCGAGCCTTGTTTATGTTAAACAATCGGCCCTGATCGTCAGTGTAACGAATCGTGCCGCGATTCCATCCCAGCATGTTTTGCCTAATGCGATCTTCGTCACTCATTAAATTGGGGTTTAAATAACTGGCATCAAAAGTACGCCCAGAACCGCGCCCATAACCAATCTCTCCAGATTGATATCTGGCTAATTGATCTTCATTTAACGTACTGTAAATACCAAAACGCGGGTCATACGCTAAGGTAGAACCCTCGCCATAACGACCCTGCTGACTAGCCAGCAACGCTTGAAATTCTTGTGCTGTTAAATCTTGTCGCGAACCGAGAAGCGCCTGAATGTCCCCTCGGTAACCAACGTCACGCTGACCATACAGATAATCATCAAGGCCTTGTGCTTTAGCAAAACTGATGTAGCCCGAAGCGGGGGCCGTGGGGGTTGTAGTGGTGGTATTGGTGGTTCCCGTCGTGCCAGTAGTACCGGTGGTTCCCGTCGTGCCAGTAGTACCGGTGGTTCCCGTCGTGCCACCACCTAAAACATTTTGCTGATAATAATCAAGGTCAGAGCCTTGTGCGCCTCTAATCAACGCATCACGCAAACCGGCACGAGATACATTACCGCTGGCCACTTCACCCATCCAATAGTTGGCTCCAGCGTCTAAAGCATTCCGGCCAAACAATTCCTGATAAAGCGCGTCAATTTCGGCTCGACTAACGGTTTCTCCACCCGTGCCTGTTGTAGTAGTCGTGGTTGTGTCCGCACCACCAACGGTGCCCGTTACATTTGTAGCGCCCTGCGTGTCAGAAACTAAGCTTGGCGTAATTAACGGCGGGCGATATGAATATTGCGTCGTTACCGGCGTCACATAAGGATTGACCTGACTAAACCCGCTCTCCGGATACGGATTAAAACGGTCATACAAATTGGGTTGCTCAGAAGACGAAACCAAAATGTCCGACAGGCTGTAATACGGTTGTTCCGCCGTGCCGCCCGTCGGGGGCTGGCCAATGAACACGGGCCGTGATGCGGCAGTGCCATTTCCGTAGTTTTGTCCGGGTGTCGTCGGAGTGCTGTACTCGTTTAAAAATCCTTGGCTCGGCGTAAAATAACCGCCCGCCGTACTGGCATTATTGACAATGTCATAAAGACGGCGGAGGGTTGCTTTATTTTGTGCGGTTAAATCAGAGTCTGCATAATCCGCTTCAAAATTTAATGTCCGGTCTGGGTCCGTGAGATGAACATTGAGCCAAGTATCTTCTCCACCGCCCCCGCCAGTATCATCAAACCACTCAATCAACCAATCATAGTCAGTCTTTCCCTCACTATGCTCCGTATCAAGCAAACCAAGAAGTTTTAGGCCCTCAACAAATTGCCGGTTAGTAACGCCTTCTACAAAAACAACTTGACCGGCGTCGTTAATCCTCATGTAGTCCGGTAAAACACTCCCGCCTACCGCGCCAGCGCCCACGCTCCCTACATAACCGCTACCGATACCCGTGAAGCCAGCCGAAAGGGCTCTTGTCGCGTTGTACATTGCACGTAACTGTTCGTCAGTCATATTTGAAAAAATTGCAGGATCTAGCGTGGCCTTCCATTGCTCAAAGCTCTGATTTGCTCCGGAGCCGCCCGAAGTGTCTACCAAGAATGCTCCGGAGCCGCCCGAAGTGCCGCCATCTTCTTGTTGAACTCCGCCACCCGTTTGAAACCTTTTGGCAAAACTGCCAATCCCGGAATACATCGACATAAAGGTTACCCGTAATATTGCATCGGTCGGAGATTGGCAGACTCATCTTCCCAATAATCCGACGGCAGTTGTACAAAATTGCCCTGTCGATACCGCATCAAGGCCTGCGTGGTGCTGTCCACCAAATCATCAAATTCGCCATTAGGAAACGCCGCGCACTCCTCAATAACATCATGCGCCCAAGACTCATCCGGTGCCCAGATCATGCCGCTTTCAAAAAGTGGTGATACACTATGAACCCTTGACACCTTGTCGTTCCCTCGGCTAGGCGTAAAGTTTACCACAGGAATGCCCATATTCCGCAATTCATGCGTTAACGGCATCCCGCTCGCTTTTGCCTCAATAATCACCGTCTCAGGCTCCCAAAACCTGTAAGACTCCAACGCAACCTGCTTCAGTTCTGGGAAATCCCAACGCCCCTTCTTCGCATCAAGCAAAATTAACGCCGAAACCTGACCCTCTTCAGGATAAAATACACCCCACGTCGTAATCGCACTGTAGTCCGCCCGCGTATTCTTGGAAAACGCCGTGTCATAGCTCTGAATCACGTACTGCAACTGCGGAATCTGTTGCTTGTCCCACGTTTTCCACCACTCCCGCTTAATAATCGCGTTTTCGTCGCCGGTGGGATTTTGTTGATACTGAGCATTCCACTTCGGCAACGGAATCGACGCCTTAACCGCCTGCATTTCCTCAAAAGACCAGAACTCAGGCCACAAAGGATTGCCAGAAGGCATCTCCATCGGGAACTCAATGACCTCCCAACTGTCCGCCAACGCATCCCGTCCCTGCGCGCGGATCAATTGACCCGTCAAATCCTTCTCCGACCACCGCGTCATCACCACAATGATCGCCCCGCCCGGTTGCAAACGCTGTCGAGGACCACCCGTGTACCAATCCCACGCATCATCAAAACCATTCAACGACATCGCCGTCTGCTCAGAGTGCGGATCGTCAATAATGATCAAATCACCACCACGTCCCGCCAAGTTTGAGCCAACACCCACGCCGTAATACATTCCTCCACGGGCCGTGTCCCACCGACCAGAGGCCTTTGAGTCCGCCGACAGGGCGGCGTCGGGGAATATCTCAAGATAATCCTCGCGTTCAAGCAGGTTTTTGACCTTTCGACCAAAGTTGACCGCCAGTTCAGTAGTGTGAGTCGCCTGAATAATCTTCATCGCAGGCTTTTTCCCAATCATCCAAGCAGGAAACAGGAAGCTCGCGAACTCAGACTTGGTGTGTCGAGGTGGCATGTTGATAATCAGGCGCTTTAATTCGCCATTGGCCACCCGTTCAAGCTTCTCGGCCATGATCCGATGATGCCTACCGGCAATGAACTCGGGCCACATCGAACGGACAAAGCTCAAGAAATTCCCCTGACACGCTTCGACCCGCTCAATCTGCGCCAAACGGTACTCAAGCTTCAGAATTTTTTCTTCGGCTTCCTCATCTGAAATGCGCTCAACTGACATATAGGACGCTCTTTTAATTACAGAAAACTATTAAAGCATATAAGACACCGTAGGTTTGGAATTTTTTTATAAATTTTTGGGCCTCGGGACTCCTAAGTGTTACTTTTCGTATCACGGTAACACAAAGTGTTACCTTTCTTCCCACTTACGGGTTTTTTCAAACTCGTATCGTTTTATCTCAGTACTGTTTGTGAAAAACATGGCACATGTAGCCGCTCGCTCAGGCGGGGGCGATTTTTCGCGATTTTTTGCCACGGGCGGCGGTCTGCGGCGGCGGTGACGCGCTCCGCGACTGGGTCCCACGGGACCCCCGCGCCGGTCAACTGACGTAAACATACATTTAAGGCAGTTAGACACGCGGCCCGCGCCGCTGGGGCGGCGGCCCACGGCCCACGGGACCGGCGGCAGGGGGCGCGGTACGTTTCGGGCGGCTCTCGGGGCGCGGCCCCCGCGCCACGTGTTACGGTTGCGAGTTAAAGTGAATTCTAGAGGGCTTTTTTTGGCGCTCTCCCGCGAATCGCTCGGAAAGCCGCATAAACACTAGGGGGTGTATGCGATTCCTGGACGCATACGCTGCCGAAAGGGTAGCCGTGCCAAAAAGCAAAAACTGTCGCGAACGGCGGGCACAAAAAAGCCCGCTCGGGGCGGGCTATCGGATCGGCGGCGGGCGCTACTGGGCGGACGCCTCGGGATCGCTCACGGGCCGCAGTTCACCGTTGCACCATTCGGCGTGGATCACTAGGTCCCGAAGGCGGGCGGACGCCTCGCGGCCCGTCACGCTCTCGTCGCTGGGGGTAGCGGATAGCCCGCCGGTAATGTCGCAAACGCGCCATGATGCCCACTGCTCACGATCCAGCGGGTAAATCATGCACTGCACTGGTTTGGCATCCTCGCCCGCGTGACGCCAATCCTCGCGCCCCCATTTGCACCAACTGTCCCACCGTTCGCGCAGTTCCGCCGCATCAACAATCCAATCAAAAAAAGAAAGGCGCGTATCCTCGCGCAAGTGAGCATTGCTCAAAGCTTTGCGAAGAGACTTGCCCGCGCCCCAGCAATGATTATCCGCTACCACTACATACTCGATTGTCATAATCACATTCCCAAAGTGTCACCGCGACATTGCGGCCCGCCGAGGGTATCGCATACGCGGCCCAAAAAAAACCCCGCCGTGGCGGGGTCTGGTTTCAGTCGGGATAGTACCAACTGGGGGCGCGGGCTTGCTCCCCGTGGCGTTGCCAGTAGTCGGCATACTGCCGCGCCTCGCGATACATCCGGAGCCACGCGCCGCTACTTTCCCAATCGTTTAGCGGAGCTTTGCGGGCCGCCCGATGCCAACGCAAATAACGCGCCGCCTTCACTCGCCACTGATCCCGCTTAGTCATGACGCGCACCCGATCAAGTCGGGGTTATCGATCACAAAGCCGGTGCGATCCCGCCGCGCGCTACCCTTGGCGGTTAATCCGACAATGCACCCAGTGCCCTCGGTTGCGTTCAAATAATCGGAGCGGTCCCCGTCTATCACGCGCCGCCCGAGAAACTTAGCGGGCAAGCCGCCGCGAAATACAACCGCAATCGGTAACAGTGTCGCCAATGCTTTTTCATTTTGGCGGCGATACTGGGGCCGCCCGCTGTAACTGAAAATCAGCCGATAGTTATCGGGGGTTTTACAGAGCCGATCCGCCCGCTTTGTATAGTCCAGCATAAAAAGATTCGGATGCGCTTGGGGTATGCCGAGCATTTCCCAACGGACATCGGACAGAACATTTAGCCGTACTACACCCAGCCGCCCCTCGCGCTCGCAAAGCTTTCCGAAATTGGATAGCTCGCGGTGGAGTTGATCAAGAAAAGCCGCGCGATCCTCGCGAAAAAATGCCGCCTTCCGCTGTCGCGCTTCGCGCACGTTATCAAACCGCCCGCGCCCTTGATCGGCCAAACAAGTATCAGCGCACCCCGCCGCCTTAGATGCGGGGCACAATTCCGCGTCAGGATAAAGCGATAGGCCCGCGTAACGAAATGAGCCGAACACGTTCCCCAGCTCCGCCGTTTTTTTCAATTTGGGGTTTGCGCCCCGCGTATCGAGTAGTTGCATATCAGTTTCCCAAAGTGTCGCCGCCAATCGCGGCCCGCTCAGGGTATCGCATACGCTAGGCAAAAAAAAGCCCGCCATTCGGCGGGCTACTGGGGCGGGGTTTCCTACGCTGTCGCGGCATCCGGCCCGAGGCGGCTGTCCAATTCGCGGATGCGGTCCGCCTGCTGGCGGGTAGTGTCAAGGTATCGATCCGCGCACTGGCGGACGTTATCCAAACGGCTCACAAATTCGCGAGCGATGCGGTACGCCAAATCGCTCAGTTGCGTGTCGGTTGCATGGCCTGCCGGAATCCAATCGGCAATGGCATCAAAATCCAATTCCGGTGATTCCCATCCCGAGCTTACCGCCTCATGAATCACATCATCTAACGTGATGCCGCTGTTACTCATGATTTCGACAATGTCATATGCGCGGTCGCAATAAACGGATCCGCTATCCAATTCGACATCTTCAATTGTGACTGTAGTTCCCATAACAAATTCTCCCAAAGTTAGCCGCGACATTGCGGCAGTCGGACTATCGCATACCTTGCGGGCAAAAAAAAGCCCCGCCGAAGCGAGGCTTGATTTCAATTGGATTTTTCCGCTTTCCACACTGCAAACTGTTTACCGTCTGGGAGCCTGCGTTGCACCCCGCGAAAACCCGCTCGATGCAAAGCCGCACACAAACTTTTCGCTTGATTTACTGTGACGCCATACACGCACCCGCCTACGGGCATTGAATCAATTACCCGACCTAACCCCGAAGTAATGTTTATTCTAGGTATGGGGACATCGGTTCGGATTTTACTTATAAGTATTTCTGGATCATTAATACTGCATTTTCTAGCCATTTAATTTCTCCCAAAGTTTCGCCGCAACATTACAGCAGTCGGACTATCGCATAGCTTTCGGGCAAAAAAAAGCCCCGCCGGAGCGGGGCACACTTTGGGGAGTGTAAGTCAGTTTTCTATCTCAAAAATGTTGAAGTGAACGCCGTAGCTGTTAGGGGCATCCTGATCCTCATCCCAGATAAAATCCTCGGTAGCGATTTGGCGAGCTTCCTCGGGGCTATCTGCATCAAAATAGAAAACATTGGTCTGCACTACTTCCACGCGATAGGCAGGCACGTTAGGCCGCCATCGCCACGCGTTGCCAATCGGAACGGGGCAGATCCAGAACGCGCCCGCCCAGTTTCTGCCAATCGTCCACGCTATCCGCGTCCGCTTGATGCGCTACCGCCGTGACCGCGTTAATCATGGTAGCGCGGGTTACTGGCTGACCGGCATAGCCCGCCTGCCCGATAGTGGCGAGCAAGCCGTCCATTAGGCTGGCAGTATCCTTTTTAGTTAACGCCAGCACTTTGCCCATGGCTTCTACTGCTGACTGCGGCGAACCTTCGACTTTGTCTTGATGCGCTGTTTTCATTTTTTCCAGCACTTCATCGAATGATTCGCGGCTAGCGTAGGCCTTAGTCACATCCCGCATTTGAAGCGCCAGCGCGTGATTGTCCGTATCCTTCGCTTCATCTGTCAGCAGGCCCCACGTATCAGCATCGCCACGCGCGCCGGTGATGTGCGACTTGCGATGGCGCTTTTCGGTCTGCATCCCGTTAAGGCAGGCCAGCGTCCAGAACATTTGATAAACGTTCACGCTACCGCAACCGACTTCGCTGTTACTCATGCCAATTCCCAGCGCCATGATGTCGCCAACCGCCGCGCCCTCGCCGGTGATGACCGCTGATTTCAAGCGAAGGTATAGGCGCTTATCAGTCACCGTCCCGTTCACCACTTGCCATTGGGCATCGCTATCCATCAGTTCCGGCAACGCCGACTGCAACAAATGAACATTGTCGAAGGTCTTAAACTTATCGCTCAGAAAGCCCCTCGCCTCCCCAAGATTGGCATGGGTCGCGTGTTGAAACGTGCGGATCATTCGCACCGCCGGTTCTTTCTGCCAGATAGCATTGATCAGTCCATCGAATTCGGTGGAGTAATCCTGCTGAAGGCGGCGGGCAGTCCGGACATCGATACCGGCCCGCTGGCTGATCTGATCAAACGCCACATCATTAGCGGTCAGGATCTGAGTGGGCATCCCGCCTGATTGCTCCAAAACAATCTGGCTGACCTTGCTACCGTCACCCCGATCACCGGTCATAAGTTGAAGCTGGTTAGTCGGTGCCAGAAAGTCCTGCGATCTGGCGGCTTGGTCCTGCACCTGTTGAAGCAAGCGGGTCAGGGTGTGGTCTGAATTTTCAATCGAATGTTGCATGGTATATCTCCCAAAGTATGCGGCAGGATTGCCGCACCCGAACTATCGCATACACCGCCCCGCCCTGCAATGCTCTTTTTAAAATTTCTTTGGGCACAAAAAAGCCGCCCGAAGGCGGCTTGGCGTAGGTGCTAGCGCCTACGGATCACGGGCGAGCAGGGACACAATCCGATCCCCCTCGTCAGTGATAGGGGCAGGCCTTCCAACGTAATCGTCGTAAAGCCAAACGAAATGGCCTCGCGGATCAAGGCCTTTGTCACAGCACTGATCTACCCAGCCCTGCGGCAGGGCATGGTCATAAGTGAGGCCGGAGTATCTAGCCTCGGCGGCTTCGCCTACTGTCTGCATTTGTGTTTTCCTCTTTTCAAAAAAACCGTGGTAAGGATCGGGCATCGGATATCTGAAATACGGCTGTGGTTTTTCTTCAAAGTCCGGTGTCCGCATTCGTTTTTCAAGCCATCCGATCAGCAAAAACACTTAGTCGAAGCTCCCCCTTAACCGGTGCGTTGTCCGCAAACGATTCAATGTTGTTCAGAATCTCGCAGACCTCTTCCACATCCCAAATGGTTTTCGATTCGACAAAGGGCACACCGTCCGCTTCTTTGTCCCATTCATTGTTTGCAAACTCCTTTGCAGAGGCATGGTCAGGAAACCACCTGCACCGCTCGCCACACACCACGGTCCACACCGGTAATCTTAGTTCTCTCATGACAAAGCCTCCTGACCTGAAGCGGGAAAATAGTCGCAATACTCCTGTACCAGATCAGTAAAACCCTGCCTGCGCCAATGTATCTTCAGGCTTTCTAAATGGGCGGGTTGATCATTCTGCTCTTCATGCTCGACGAGTTCTTCTATCAACCGTGAAGTAGTCACCCGTTTCACCGTTTCAATGGCTTCCCAAATGTCTTGGTAGATCTCTGATTCTTTATCGAAAAAAGCATCCGCAGAAAAAGCCATCTCTTTCGCCAGAATCGCCAATGCGTATTCAAGTCTCATGGCCGCGCCTCCACCATCTTCTTCAGGGCTTCCGCCGCTTGTGCAACATCCGCAACATAATTTTCCACAAAGGCTTCTGCCTCTTGCCATTCGGATTCGTTCAAATCGCTCAAGGCTTTGTAATGGGGAGTCGGTGTGCCTGACGTACAAGACACCCAATTTTCAAGGCCGCAACCCATCCAATACTCCAAGTCCCCGTGATAAGCCTCTAGCATGGAAATCACACGTTTTAATACTTCCGTTTGCATCGTTCGTTCTCCGTTAATCAGGGCACATGCCCACCACCATAGTATGGGATAACTCACATAGTGGCAATAGCGTGAAGAACACTCCGGTACGAAACAGGGTGGCTGAAATGTTTGGTGGGTGTGGCGCGCAGTCCGTCCATCTTCAGATCAACCGCACGGTCGCCACGGTACAGGAAGATCTCGCTCCCCGTGGCAGTACAAAGCTTCACCGCAATCCAGCAACTGCCCCGCGCGTGTTTGGTAGCAAACGCCACCTGATGCGGCGTGATTTCCACCGACATATTCTGCGTGGTCTTCAATTCCACCATATGCCAAGCGCCCCTACCGTCCATGATCAGGACATCCGGCACACCCAACGTGGCCCTAGACTCCAACCGCGTGGCAGACCAATCAGGACAGTTGTCCCGAATCGCCTTCTTCAACGATTGCCAAAAGCTGGCTTCACGCTGTTTCTTCGGCTTCGCCTTCGTTTCCAATATGTCCATCGATCACATCCTCGGCTAACCGCTCACGCGCCCGCTTTCTGTTTCCACCGTCCTCGGCTCCCGCATCATGTGTCAACGGGGCGTATGTCTGCTTGAGTTCGTTCAAGGCCTTCATGACCTCTTCCTTGCTCATTTGATCAATAGTGCCGTGACGTATCTCCGTTTTATTCACGTAGATGTCTCCCTGTGCCTGACCACGGCGATATTCCGCCTGCACTGCGGCACTGTACGCACCATTCTCTAACGCCGCGTCACGGATGATCTGGAGATCCCTGAGATGCCTCTGGTATTCCACGCCATACTTTTCGTCAAGCTCTTGCCTGTATTCACGGATCGCGCGGCAGACATGAGGGTGGATTCGGGGATTGGTGAGTTCAGAGGCCCTGACATGGGCAGACCGTTCAGGATAGCCCGCGTTGATCGCGGCCTCCCGCATTGTGATCTGTCCATCTTTTGACACGAGTTCGCGGACAAAAAGCTCCTGCCTTCTGGTCAAACGCTTTTGTGCCAATGGCGGACGGTTGGTTTGCTGTCGTTTTGCTTCAGGAAGTGCCACTGCCTTGGTGTCCAGTACCTTGGCGTATCGCTTGGCTTTCTTTGTCACAGGAGTACCTCGGTATGTGAGTAAGTCCGGATAACCATACCTTAATTTGGCTCCCTATATATATATTTTCCAGAAAAATAAAAATATTTTTTTTTGAATCTCAAACGCCTTAATGCAAATAGCTTGATTAACGAGCTTGAACATAAGTGGTGTATACCCACGTTACCCACGTGTTACTACAAAACCCAGTGTTTATGCGGCTTTCGGGGCAAGGTAACGCGGTAACGCCGGTAACGGCTATTTAGAATTTATTTTTTATTTTTTTATTTCTCTGGGAAAACACTATATAGATAGCGAAATTAAGACCCGTGGTCCGTGATACGTGGCCCGTGCCTGCTGTCTCGCGACATGGGGCTGATGGCCCACGGCCCACGGCCCACGGCTCACGGTAAGAGGAGGAAGAGGAAGATCCCGCTGAGTATGATGCAGATTCCGCCGACGATGACAGCCGCCCCGACGAGCAGTTCCCCTGTGCGGTCGCTCATGCGCCTTTTGGAATCGTGCCTTTAGAGAAGACGCTGATGTCGTCTATCTGGGCGATGATGTTAGCGAGTTCCTGCTTACGCTTTTTGGGTGACCGGCTGTGGGTGGTAGACATGGAGCATTTTTCGCAGATGTCGTGAAAGACTTCATCCCGGCTGAATCCTAGCTGGAGTAGCTTGACGATGCGGTCTTGTGGTTTGCCGTATTGCGCTTCTGCTTCAGTTAGCGGCACGTCGTTAGTTGTTTCTGGTTTCATGGTCTTCTCCGTTAAGTGTTTTGGTAATGTTGTTGGTGATCTCATCTAGTTGAGAGGCTGACTCGTGGTCCGTGGTCCGTAAGGTGTGGGCCATTTCTTCAATTGTTAGCATAGAATCCGGACTCCGGGTCTGTTTCTAAAATGTAGTCAACTGCGGTTTGAACTTCACCCTTCAGCATTTCAAGATCATATTCTGAAGCGCCTCGTCTAAAACGTTCAAGCCGGTGAAGCGCCTCTCGTAATTCGCGATACCTGTTGTAAAGCGCGTTGGTGTATGTATCTGTCACATCGACGGAAAGTTTTGTATGTCTAATCATGGTGTTCTCCCAAAGTTGATGTTCCACGTGGAACACTCCCGAATATCGCATATATGGGATAGGCTGTCCAATATTATTTTTTCATAACCATATGCGATATGGTTATAAACGTTTACGCGGGTGGCGTGACGAAAAACACGAAGTAGAGGGTCATTCCGGAGATGAAGGCGAGGGCTAGGAAGTGTTCAGCGATTTCCATTTTCACTTCTTTCTTTTTGTTGTTGCTGTGGCACTGCTCGCACAGTGCGTTGTTGATGGGCACCCCGCATCGGTTGCAGACGTAGCAGTGTCTCATTAGTGGAAGCTCTTGTTCTTGTATAGGTCGCGGGTTTCGATGAGGTAGTCGGTGTAGACGATGAATCCGATTTGGCACAGGGCCATCACAAATTCCTGTTCGTCGTCGGCCATCAGGGTTTCCATTATGTGCTTGCTTTGTTCGTCGCCCAACCAGATTTCGTTTTGTAGCGCGTTGGCTACGAATTCGCGGAAGTCTTCGCTACTTTCCAGTAGTTTGGCGACATCTACTCTTTTTTCTGAATCAATTGCCAATCCCATATCAGACTCTCCCGGCGGACTGTAGTAGTCTACTTCAATAGAAGGACTAACTCTATCTTATATCTGGGGGATAGCAAGATGATGCCGAGACTTTTTTTGGTCAAGTGGCGTGATGCGTGTGGCGGGAGCCGTGTGGGTTGGCGTTCGGTTGAGGAGATGAAGGAGACGAAAGAGGCGTCGGTGTTATCTATGGGCGTGATACTTCATCAGGACGAGCGGCGTCTTTTGCTGTGTCCGCACGTTTTGTTAAATGACAGGGGTGAAGTGGAAGAGGGGGACGCGGAGATTGCAATACCGATGGATTGGGTAATTAGCGTGGAGGAGTGGAAAACTCATGGCTGAAAGAGACGATGATTGGGAAGACTTGGTGCTTGACGATCTGGAAGAAGAGAGTGAATTAAATTTCGGAGAGTCGGAAGCGCGTGAGGAAGAAGAGGAAGAGCGGGACGAAGTTTTTTATGCCAGCCGCCTTCAGATGATTGAAGAAGTCGCGCGTCGGGTGAGGCAGGCTTAGTCTTTTTGAAGCGCGTTTGTTAGCACCGCGCACCAGAAATAAAGGTCGCCGTCGGTCATGTTGGACCGCATTTTATTGACGCGGTCGCAAACGAGTCGAATGTTACCGGGCACGTAGCCGATGTCTGGGTCAATCCTGTCGATAGAAATATTGGTCCCGCGCCGTGAGCCGTGGTTCGATGACAGTCCTTCGTGCATCCATGTCATGGGCAGGTTGGACACGGCACATAGTCCCTGCTGTTCTTTGAATAGACCACATAGAAAATCTAAGTCAACCCTTTCGTCAAATTCTATCTCGTAGCGCCGGACGCGTTGCCGCATGTCCCTGTGCCGTGAGGAAAGGTAGTTGCGGGGGGATTTGTAGACGGAGACTTTCTGACGCGCTGAGTCACATTCGATGCAAACGGGCTTCCCACGTTGGTACATTCCCGTACTGTGGAATCGCTCGCCAAAATATTTCTTAACTTTTCTTTTCTTGCAAATCTTGCAAGTAAGCCGACTCAACCGCCTGCCCCCACATGCGATTAATCTCGGGAGTCAGGTATACGTGATTAAACTATCTTAAGCAAGGAGATAAACAAGAAAATTAGAAACAACGCGAGGTATCCCTGCCAACCCATTAATTTTTTCTCAGGTTCTGCAATGCGGTGAAGTTTTTTCGATGAATCTCCCTCCGCCGCAGGAGGCGCGGTTATGGACACGCTAGCGTTCTGCGGTTGTTCCCACGCTTCGTTCACTTCTGTCTCAGGATTGTCCGCGATAAATCGTCCGTCTTTGCCACGGGCGCGGCGTTTTTTGTTAGCCATCAGGGTTTTCCTCCTCAGTGGGTCGGTAATAAATGACGTGTGCGCCGCAGTCGGAGCAGGTCAGGTTTGTGGACATGTCAAAGAAGTTGTCGTCTTCTACGTCATGGTCTCCGCCCCATATCAGCTTTCCGCGACACCACCAACAAATGTCTCCGCTCATAGTCATTCCGGTTGCAACTTTGACCATTGTGAACAAGGGTCCGTGGCCCGTGACTTGTGTAGCGTACAATACCACTTGCGTTTCGCTGTCGGTTTGGCGTGACGACAGGTGCGGCACTCGACGGATAGGGGAAGAGGTTGTTCACCGTCGGGCCAGCAGTGTGGCTTGTAGTTACAGTACTTGCACTCAAAGCAATCCGGGGTATCTGAGATGCGAGTAGTGGACGAGCCACGGACCACGGATAGGGATTTACGCAACAGGTCCTTGAACCGTGGTTCGTCAAAGGGGACGTTCTGTGCGTGGTACACGGAGGTGTTTTTGTTGTACGCCACCATCCATGCGGATGTGAAGCCAGACAACCCCATGAGGAGTTGCATCTGGTCGTAGTAGATTGGGTGACTTTTTTCGATCCCCAAGTTTTTAAAGGTGCGCCATTTCTTTTCGTTCATCGACTTGATCTCAAGGATCTGCATCGATTCGCCGTTGTTGATGACGCCGTCGGCGTGGCCGCGTAGGTGTCCACCGAGGGCCGTGTACGTCCATTGTTTCCCGGTCTTTGGGTTAACCTCCTGAACGTAAACGCCCGCCATCTTCAGGTCTTCAACAACCACTTCTTCCAGATAGTGGCCGAGGGCGAAGATCCGCATGACTGCGGGTGGTGGGAGGTTTTGTGGGTAGCCGCGCAGGCTGTACTGAAGAAAGGCGTGGCAGGGATTACCTACATTACTTGCGCCTATGTAGCATCGGCGTTCGTTCTTGTAGGTTTTCACTGTCCCCATATCAATCGCGTCGATTAACTGCACGTATGCGCCCCATCTGAATTAGTTGGATAAAATAACATATGAAAAGCAAGAGCGCAAAAAAAGCCCCGCATTGCGCGGGGCCGGGTTAGGAGTATGTTCACTTTGGGAGTCTAACATTAACCCTAATCAAACGTTTTAGGAGTGACACGCATGAGAACATGTCACGCCCTCAAATTAACACTACGGTCGGACGATTTCAAGCACTTCTTTGGTGGCTTGATCGGCGGGCACAACCGACAGGTCGGATTGAATGGCTATGGGCTTTTGTAAGCGGTCGGCGCTTTGATGCGCGGCCTGTATGGCAATCTTTACATCTTCGTTAGCTATTCCGAACCACCATGTACCAGTTCGTCTATCAAACGTCCCAGAAACCATTCTGCTTTCCTCAGATCCTCTAACGGTTTTCCTTTGTGCTCATAGCGCCAAAGATATTTCATTGAAGACGCCTTGAGATATGCCCGAAACCCTTCTTGGGTCAAGCTTGCTTTGATGGCGTCAATACATTCCACCGCACCTTGGTTGTAGTGCGAGGGACAATTAACGTTATCCGACTTCTCGGGCATTTTTTTCTCTCTCCGCGTCTAGCTTGGTTTTGAGAAACTCATGCCACATATGCAGTTTGTCGAAGTCAGATCGATTAATTTTGTCGCCGCTTTCGTAGGCTTTTTCAAGCTTTCTCAACGCCTTGTCAAACTCCGCCTGCATGGTTGTAAATTGACTCATATTGAAAAGCTTTTTGACGTAAGGTCTACGCCATTCTCCTTTTTAAACGAATCTACTTGCTCCGCAATATATTCCTGATCGCCGTCTGACAGATTAGCCATCTTCCAGCCCTCATGGATATAACGAAGCTGTCCACTAATTGTACGCCCTTCAACGCGAGCAATCACTACAAGCTCTTCATAAACGTCACGCGGCAACAGCACGGATTTCCATTTGGTAGTGTCCATCACACTTCTCCTAGTTTGGTATAGGAGAGTATACGGATGGTCGTAGCTTCAATCAAGCTCATCGTGAACCTGCTTATAGAAGTCATCCATGTCGCGACGCACGTCCAAAATCACGTTGATTTCTTCTTCTGTGTTATCGCTAAAGATGACGTACCATCGCTCGTTCAATACTACAAAACCCTCCCCGGTATCCATGTCGTAGTAAATTGATCCTACCTTTGCGGCGGTTCTAACCTGAGTCATTGTTAAGATCCTCGCATTCCCCCCAGCTTGGGCCTACCTCTACGTCACATTTGTTCGGAACCTGTAGCGGCACCGCATTCTCCATGATCGTAGCAAGTTCCCTTGCTTGTTCCGGGCTGTCTACAGAAAAGGCCAGTTCGTCGTGAACCTGCAACATGGGAATAAAACCCGCCTCACAAACGTCTACCATCGCCTGCTTGGTCATATCTGCGGCAGAAGCCTGTATCAGCCTGTTCAACGCCTTATAAGTGTACGCCCGCCGCAAACTGGTCGTTGGGCCGTGGGTCGCGATTGCTTCTTCGCGGGGAAGCGCCTTGTGCATTTCAAAGCTGTTAGGTTCCCACAGATCAAAGCGGCATTTCCTGCCGCGCAGTGAACGCAGACTGCCCGAGGACCGTGGGTCGTCAAGCTTGTTTTGTACGCCTTTCATCAGGCCCCTCACAAACGGTACGCGCTTGTGATACTTCTGCGTTAACGCCCTAGCTTCGTCCACGGATAGGTCTAGCTGGTCGGACAGCTTGTTAACGCCCATGCCGTACATCATGCCGAGGTTGATCACCTTAGCCTGCTTACGTGGGATGCCTGCCATCTCGCTGACCATGCTGTGGAAGTCCATGTCCGGGTTGTTGCGGTAGCCGTCCACGAAGCTTTCTACGCCCTCCATGGGCATATTTTTATAGTCTCCGTAGTTTTTTGCGAAGTGAACCAAGATCCGTGGTTCCTGCTGGGAGAAGTCTATGGCCGCCCACTGCTGGCCTTCTTCTGGTAGGAACAGCGAGCGGATCATGGGGCCTAGCTCTGGGTCGCGGGCCGGGATTTGTTGTAGGTTGGGCGAGTTCATGGAGATGCGGCCTGAGACGGTGCCGCCATCGTCAGACCGTAACTGATTGATATGACTGTGTATTCTTCCATCGTGAACGTATTTCAGAATGCCGTCGATGAACGAGCCGCTGGTCTTGTTTAGGTTGCGCGCTTTGACGATGTGCTTTGCAAGCTCATGGCTATGCTCAGACAGAAACGATTTGGTAAAGCTAGGCGCTCCTTTCTCCGTGCGCGGATAGGGGATGCTCAGTTTGTCAAACGCCTTGGCTATGGATTGCGCGGCCCAGATCTCCACGTCCATGCCCGCCAGCGATTTGATCTGTTTGATCGTCTCTTTTTCCTGCTTCATTAGGATTTGCTTAGTCCGTTCGGCGCGGTCGATGTCTACCCGGATGCCCCGCATAGTCATATCCACAAGGTGCGGCAGGAGTGCAATTTCAAGCCGCCACACATCCCAAAGCTCCTCACGGTTCAACAACGTCTTGAAGTGTCCCCAAAGCTCCAGCGTAATCTCCGCGTCTGTTTCGGCGTAGGGGCCGACGTACATGGCGGGTAGCTTCCACATCTCGCCTTTCGGGTCTACGCCAAATTCTTTCGCGGCCTCTACCAAGGTCTTTTCTGATTTGGTTTTGCCAAGGTGGTCGTAGCAGAGGGCGTTCAGGCTGTAGCTAAAGCGGTTTTCGTCAATCAGGCTAGCGGTAATCATTGTATCGATAACGCGCCCCTTAACCTCAAACCCCTCTGCACGTATCCAGCCCAGATCATACTGGGCGTTGTGCATGATCTTGTCAGCAGGGCACTCAAATACTTTCTTGAGCCATTTACTGACGATGCGCTTGTCAAGGTTACCCCCGCCAGCATGACCGACGGGGATGTAGCCTTTCCAACCCGGCACTGCTATGGCGTAACCCACCACTTCGCCATCCTTTGTGGGCCAGCCGGGTCCTTTCTGTTTCAGATTCGGGTCCCGTGTTTCCACGTCGATGGCGATTTCTTCGGCGTCAAAGATGTTGGGCAACTCCACGGGAGGCACCCAATCGCTCTTTGGCGGGAACATAGCCATTTGCAGTTTGCCGGTTGTCATTAGGCCACCTTACGCTCGCGTAAAATTGCTTTCTCAAAATAGTCACAAGCTCGGCACCACCAGCCCACCCGTTTATTTTCTGCCGCGTGAATGATCTCTTCTGCCTTTTTCTCGCACTTTGGACAAGGTATGTAACTCATTTCTGTTATTTGCTTCATAAAGCGTAAGCTCTCCAATAATCTTCTGGTTCTAGGATGTAGAGGTTTTGAAGTGCCCGCGTCACCCCCACGTAAAAGACGCGGTGAAGATCGTCCCCCGCCGACTCAAGCGCCGCCGCAGTCAGATCCGGAAGGATTACAACGTTTTGTGCCTCGCCGCCTTTTGCCCCGTGGATCGTGGACAGTCGAATGCGGGGCTTGGCGTTGAATTTTTCGCCCCGGCGTAGAAGTGCCGTGATGTAAGCCCGATCCCCATCAGGTATTTTATCCATTGCCTCATGCCAGATCATCTCGTCCGTGGCCAATAGACCGAAATGTTCTTGTAACTCCCTGAGTTCAAACATTTGGTTATCGTCGGCGTTGATGGTTTTGTGCCCGCGCTTGACCCGGACGCCATTTCCTGACATGTATGAGTAGATGGCTTGCGCGGTGCCCGTGGTCACGGCACGGCCTTTCCGCAAACCTTCCCATCCATTGATGGCTAAAGACATCTTTTGCGGGATGGAGCGGCCCCCATTCTGCTTTTCAAATAAGTAGCCGCCGTTTTTTAATTCTTGCTCTATGGGGTAAAGCATAAACCGTGCTTGCGCCATGATTAGCCAGCCACCTTCCGACATATCGATAGAGCGAATGTCGGGCACACGGTAAATCTGCCCCTGCTCCTGCCGGGGGCGGTACACCTTTGGGAAACGGTTTTGTATTCGTGAAGCTATTTTCTCAGCCAGTGCGTGAATGGCCGCAGGGACGCGGTAGCTTTGCTCCAATACCTCCGCGCCGCCGGGCAAGTTAATGAAGTGATCAACGTCGGCTCCTGCCCAACGGTAGATAGCCTGATCGTCATCGCCCGCTACAAACATTCGCTCTGACTTCGCGTCCAATTTATGGGCAATGTCCCACTGCAACGGGGAAAGGTCCTGCGCCTCGTCAAGGAAAGATATTTTGAATGAGGGCATCAAGTGATCGGCCTGCTTAACGAAAGCCAAAAGCATGTCGGTGAAGTCCATGAGGCCAAACGATTTCTTATAATTTTCGTAAGAGTCGGCCACATACTTGACTTCAAGCCACGTGAAGTTCACGTTCGAGTGGTTGTACTCATGCTGAAGCGCGGTCTTTTTTGTTTTTGCAAGGTTTATTAGCTGAAGGATCGGGTGATCTGTCGCTTTAAACGACACATCCTCCTCTTCGCTACTTGAGCTATGAAGCGTGAACCCTATGGCTTTAGACAATTCCTTATAGTTTTGGTCGCTCATCAACTGGTTTTCGTTCACGCCCATTAGCCTGTAAGCCAGAGAATGGATTGTGCGGAAATACGGCAAGTCTTTTACGGGGTCCAAGTCAAACCGTTGAGCGGCCCGATCTCTCGCTTCGTTTGCCGCTTTTTTAGTAAACGCAAAAAACCCCAGTTGTGATGGGGTTATTCCTGCTTCTAGCGATTTTTCCACCATGTTTAACAACGTAGTGGTTTTCCCCGTTCCCGGAGGTCCAAAGATGCGAAACATTAGAACGGGTCCGTGGCCCGTGTTTCAAAACTTTTGGACTCTACTTGATCGTGCGGGATGTCCTGCACAGGTACGCGCCACACGCGTGTCGGCTTTCCTTTTATTTTTAACAGCATGGATTCCCCATTTATGTCCCGTAAACGTTGTGCCACTTTGTGGGTTTTAAACTCACTAAAGCGGTTCTTTCGCAGGAAACTTTCAAAATCTTTCAGCCGAAAATGAACGGCGTTGCTCTCTTCATCAACCCATGGTCTACGAAGCAATATCTCCTCGCGGTCTTCCGCTTTCTGCGTCGAGGTGCAGAACTCATCAAGGTACTCGTAGAACTGACCATTGATACTGGCGTCCTCCGACACTTCCATGATGGCCCCGTCGGTTTCTGCCATTTCCTTCATCAACTGGTTAATGCGAGCTTCCCATCCGCGCCGAGGCATGGTCTGAGGCATAAAGTTAAGCTGTTCAATACAAGCTTTCTGGAAGATGGTCTGGTTCTGGAGCGCGTCCGTGTCCAGTTCAAGCGGTACGCCATTAACGTCAAGAAACCACACAGGCGGTATGGAGTTGTATTTCCGTAAGTTTGCCACAGCCATGTCGCTGACAGCCGCGCCAATGCCGTACTTCCGGGTTTGACACAACTCTCGGTTGCAGTACGGCTGAATGGGGGCGTCGTTACACCGGTAGGCGTAGTCTTTTTTCTCAAGCTGTTTGACGACTATGTTGACTTCACTCAACGGTAACGGCGGATCGATGTACGCCATATTGTGATGCAACACTTCATCCTGCCACGTGTCGGGGTATGCCTTCCGTAAATACACGCCTATGCTGAAGAGTCCGTTGTTTCGTCCTCCTTCGCTGATTTTTTGGGCGCATAAGGTTTGGAGACAGGGCGGACCGTCCACAATCGCTGTTCCTTCAACCGTGGCTTGCGTAAGTGCTTCCAGTTGTTCTGGCGTTTGGACGTGCGCCGCATGTAGTCCGAAAAATTCTTCCAGAGTTGCCGCACTGCCGTCATCATTGAACGCATAGCGCAACCCCTCCTCCGCATCAAAGTACGGCATGTTTAAGAAGTTTCCGATATCCCCCCGATCTAAAAACAACTTAATCTGTTTGGGGAAAATTTCACTGCCGCCGTAGCCTAAGCCACTAGCCAAGTGTTGTAACGTTGACTGCATCGCCTTTGCAGTCACCCACTCACTGCAAAATAAAAAGCAGTGTGCGCCCCCAGATTTTGAACGACATACTACCAAAGGGAGCTTCCCATGTCTGATCTTTTCGATCAGTCGGGTGTGGTCGAGCGGGTATTCATCAATGTCAATACAACCCCATTTACAGGAGTCGTCTTCGTTAATCGGAATAATTCCAATCCCAGCGCCTTCCCCAGCAAGGTGCTGTTCAAAATGCTCCGTGGTCCGTGGTTCGCGAACGACGCGAGCTTTGCCGGTGTTCTTACCGTTGGCTTTTGTGCTATCGATCTCATAGGTGCCATAGGCTTGCTTTAAGCCATCGAAGATAGCCGCAAATCTTTTTGCATCAGACATTTTTTATAGACCAAGAAAGGGGGCGCGAGGCCCCCGTACAACTTAAAACGGCGCGTCGCCTGACGTGTCGTCACCCTCTGCGGTGTGCTTCGCTTCCACATCCCCTTTCATGATGCTATCTGCGAAGGCCTTGGCCTGCTGATAATGAGAGCCGTCCTCCACCACACCTTCAAGGCTGATGTCCCAACCATGCCAGCTACCTTTACTGTTCTCTTCCGAGACAGTTTTAAGTAGATAGATATGGCTGAAACGCGGTGGTGTGAATGGCCCGTTCTTGCCCATCAGGGTACGCTGGGCAATCGTAGAGTTCCACTTCCGGCTTTTCTTCATCTGCGTAGACTTCATTGCAATGACTGCCGTGGTGGTTGTTCCGTCCTCGTTGAGGATCAGGACGTAGTGCTGGTGAGTCTCCTCAATGTACGTGCCCGAGCCGCCGACAACATAATCCTTGTTGTCATCGCCGCGCTCAGTGCGAGGCCGCTTGTCTTCAGGCGTGTAGATATTTAAAGGAGCGCCGTTACCACTGCCCCGAGGAGCCCACTCAAGATAGCGCCGCTGATAAGCGCAAGGTATGACACGAATACCTGTCTTACCAGCATACACTTGATTCGATACGGTATTGAGAATATCGCCCGCTTTAGCGTTATCAAGGTCATCCAACACTGGGTCTTGGCGGCTGAGAACTTTGAGGAAAGGGATTGCCATGTCATCTTGACTGAGGTCACCCATTCCCATTCCCGCATCTTGTTCAAAGATGCTTGCATCAAATGTGACAATTTCATTCATTGTCTCCTTAGTTTCTGCGACTGCTTTACTCATTACTTTTTCCTCACGATGTTAGCACGTTGGCCCACATAGGCCCCGAAAAGTTCCATAGGGAAGGCTTCCCCGTTTTGTACACGTTCCTTGACAAAAGCTTTCAGAGTGCTGGGATGCACATCTGTCTTCTGCTCGGCGGCATAACCAAGACCTTGCGCGTACTCAATGAATTGAGACGCCTCTTGGTCTTCGCCACGACCAAAGTTACAGCTAACAGTGTTCTTGATGATGTCATCAAAACCGTTTTGCCGTAGCCAATCAAATGCCGTAGCTTTGTTTTCCGCCTTGATGTGCGCGCCGTAGGTCGGACGCACAGTCACCTTTGATCCGTCCTCCAGTTCAAACGAACTAAGGCCGAGTTCAAGCAACATGGCAGGGAGATCTTCGTCAGTAAGTTTCAGCAGTTCTCGCTTCGCTTCCTTGAGTTGATCTTCTAGCTTGCCCACAAGATCCTCTTGGTTACGAACAGCGCGAGCAATCTCTGCTACGCTGGCCAAGCCGGTGTTTGCCACCTTCTCGATGGAGGAAGCAGTGGCTTGATCTGCTTCCATGTTTAAGAGCAACTCGCTCATTTTTTCTCCTTTCGTGGTCAGGCCCTTTTTGGGGGCTGGACGCGCAGTCTCGCATCCTATATCCTCCTATGTCAAGCGTTGAGGGAAAACATGTACGAATTCAAAACAACACCTTACGATCATCAACGTACCGCCTTCGATGAATCGTGGCGTAGGCCTTACTTCGGGCTGTTCATGGAGATGGGGACAGGCAAATCAAAAGTCGCCATCGATACCATGGGCGCGCTTTACCAAGCTGGTGACATCGATACGGCGTTGATCATTGCACCGAAGGGCGTCTTTGATAACTGGGTCAAAAAAGAGATCCCGGTTCATCTGCCAGACAGCATTCAGACTAAGCTGGTCAAATGGCAACCCAACTTCACGCAGAAGTTCCGCGCAGAGATTCAGGAGATTGCCGACCCGGAGAACCGAGAGCCGGGGTTCCTGCACATACTGGTGATGAACACTGAAGCATTCTCGACGCAGAAGGGCGCGTCGGCGGCTCAGAAGTTTGTGCAGTTGAATCCAAACTGCATGACCATTCTGGACGAAAGCACCAGTATTAAGAACAAGGGCGCACAGCGCACGAAGAACCTGATCAAGGTAGGACAGGCGTCGAAGTATCGCCGCATCTTGACCGGCTCACCGATTACAAAAAGCCCCATGGATCTGTTCAGCCAG